ATTTATAAATCCATTATGTTGGGCAACAGCTGGGGCTACTTTATCTTCCAGCACGAATTTGATGTCTTTAGCAATTTCTTCTTTAGTTCTATTACTCATCTGTTTGTTCTTTAGGACAAGAACATTGATTATTTTCTGTACATTCACAAGGATCACAAGTACAATTTTCGCATTTACATTTTTCGTTTTCACAAGCCATAATATTCTCCTTCATAGTTATTGTATATTATAAACCAAAATAAGTCAATTAGAATCTTTTTTTGGCTGTAGCTCTTTTAGCCATTCGTCCAATATCTGAAGTTTTCTTTTTTTGAGTTATTTCTGGATTAGAGTTATTTGCATCTGTTTTTAATGTGATGCCATCTTTATCAAATTTTTGAGTTAAGTTTTTTACGCCAGGAACACTATCGTATCTGTTTTTGAAGTTATTAAAGCTATATTGACCGCCCCCGACATTCTGCATTATTTTATTAAGAGCATCATAATTTAAATAGGCAGTTTGCCCTTTAGAATTTGCACTACTAATTAAATTTCTTAATGTTTGGATAAGGAGAGTGTCGGAAGACTCGGTTAAGCCTTTTTTTTTCCTATGGACTTTGCTGATAATGTTTCTGCTAGTCTTCTTGACATTCTTAAAATTGATTCTCTTTTGCCTCTGTCTGCTGGTAAATCTCCACCAGTTGCAGGTTCGCTCGCTCCGAAATCGTCTGCTGGAACATCTGCTATATCATCTGTTGGTTCTACTACAGGCTCGTCTGGAGTATCTGTTCCCATTGTTGCTGGAACTGTCTCGCCTGTCAGGACGGCTACGCCTCCTGTTAATGATGTTCTTGTAACTTCTAGTGCTGAGTATAATGATTCTAATGCTGGTTTAACTTGATTAACAAAACTTTCTGATTGCTCTGAGCCTACTTCATCTCTAATTGCATCGCTTAATTCTAACATTGATTCTGTTTGCATAGACGCTGTGTCTTCCATCCAGCCTGTGATTTTGTCAACCATATCTTTAGCCGCCATCACTAATTGTGCATTTTCTTCTGCGCCTTCTTTAACTTGTACGTCTTCTTTTTTCATTGCTTTTTTAATTGCTATATCTTTTGATTTCATATAATCTTTTGAATCGACATCGCCATCTTTGTCATGGTCTTTGCCTTTTGCTTCGGTTGTTTTTAAATCTTGTGCTTTCATTGTATCTGTATTTATGTTCTCTGGTGACATATCACTAGCGTCTGGTTGGGCATCTCCTTGGTCATCGAAGCCGTTTTGCACCATATCTATTGCAGTACGCAATGCCAGTGCCTTAGCTGGGTCTTTTTCTTCAGCCTGTCTTCGGTCTAAATCTGCTAATACGTCAGCTTTTGGTTTAGCTAAATGATCAACGTCATCTTGATATTCGCCTACTATTTCTTGAGCATCTATATGGATATCTGACATACCGCTTTCAATTGCCGCATTTATTACATCTAAAAACATTCTTTGTTTTTGATACTCTTCGCTTGTGGATAAATTTTCTTGTGCTTGTAGGGTTGAAATTTTGCTGATAGTTCTTTCTTTAGCAGACTCTAATTGCTCAATTGTAAATTTTTTAAGGTCAATACTCTCACCAAACATCTGAGATAATGTTTGATTCATTTGTTCTGCTGTAACTTTTGCTTTAAATTGCGATATCTTCATTAATAATATCCCCTATATGATTTATTTATCAAATACGTACTCATCTAGACGATCCCTTAGATTCAACACATCGTCCCAACTGATGTCATAACGTATATTTGCGTTGTCTATACTTATAGGATTGTCAGAGTTTGCTATGGTATTCTTGTATTGTACACATTTGTTGTATTTTGATTGAATTTCCCTATCTAAGAGTGTTATTTTGTCAATATCGTCTTCACGGTCATCAACTAGGGCTTTAGCTGTTGCAAGGGCGGCTGTTTTAGTAAATGTAGTTGCAACTTGTTTATTATACCTTAGGTCGTATATTAAATGGCTATAACCATTTTCACGTATTATAAAATGCTTCATCCGTATGCCACTACCATTTTTTACAGGTATGCATACCTTGTCAATGTTTCGGTCGATAAGTTTTAAAAGTTCTTTAGATAGATGTTTTGTATTCATTCCCAACCACTAGCACTTGTCCGTCTTTTATTATTTTTTTGACGACACTTTTGTTTATAAGATTTCTGATTAACTGTTGTTCTCTTTCGGTAAAGAGATCTAAACGACTCTGTTCTCTAAGTTTACTCAAAACGTTATACTCTTCATTTGAAACGTAAATTTTAAAACTGTCTAGTATTAATTCGTTAATCTTCATCCCTGTGCTCTTTGTCTCCTTAATAAGTTGTTTATTATAGGATTTAGGTCCTTCTTATTAAGTGTGGTTTTAGGGGCTTCCCCGGGTTTTGGATCAGGATTTTTAAATGATACTGTATCAGCATCAACTGTATCTATTTCCATGTCCGTTTCTTGGTTGGGGCCAACAGGTATTGGAAGTGATTTGCCCGGTTTAAGTAAATCCCTGTTAGCAATTTTATTAATTTGTGTGGCTACTTGTTTTGTTCCTACTGATTTGATAGTTCCTTTAGGAAGAACTCCTGTTGGAACAGGGTTACCCATTGGGCCAGTAGCAGTCCCTATTTTTTTCATAAGGTTTGTAATATAATCAGCTTCTTTAATTTCTTTATATCTCATTATCGTATAGATGCTCTTTTCCATATACTAGATCTTCTAGTAGGTTTAAATGATGTTCTTCCTCTAACTGTTTGGTGACCTAATCTGTTTAGTTGTGATATACGTCTAGAAAATGTAGCTCTTTTAGTTCTTGCTCTTTTAACTTTAAGTGCAGAACCTTTTCTAGCTTTTGCTCTTTTGATTGATATAATACCAGACATCCTTTTAGGAGCTGTACAAGTTTTAGGATCAGATACAATTCTTCCTTTTCGTACCCCAGCAGTGCAACGATACTTACGTACCATTTTGCCTCCGGTTCTAGACCAGACTTGGACAAACGTTTCACCTACTTGTAATGGGCTTACTACTTCTACTATTTTCATACTTTTCCTACTGTATGAACGTATTTAGTGATTGTGGGGGGTTATACTGGGAATTTTAATAATAGAACTACTATTGTGGAAAGGAGACCGGCTACTATGGTACCTGTGGCACCTATAATAACTTTAATCATCGACTTGTTGCCATGCTGTATATCTTGATGAATAGTTTCTACTTTCTTTTCTATTGCACCAAGTCGATTCTCCAAAGACTCGTATCTTTGATGACACAACTCTACGTGTGCTTCTAAATTTTTCTGTTCTATATTTTTGGACTCTGCCATTTTTTCTCTCTTCCTAATATTTAATTATCCGGTGGAAGGGCCTATGATTACGCCTAAAATGTGCCTTGATTCGTTTAATGTTACTATTTATTGTCAAGGTTGCCGTCGTTATCTACCGTGTTATTAGTTTCTACTACTATTATATTATTAGTTTCTGGATCCAAGGTTCTGAACATACTATTGGTTAAACCAATCGTTTCGTCTAATGAATTAATTATAGGAACCAAATCAATATCTTCTTTTATAAAGTCTATAATTTCATTAACGGGTAAAGGATCTGCTCTATCTTCTATTGCAAACTCCATAGACCATACATTATGGTCACCAGAATAGTTTTCACCAAAATTTGTATTTGCCAAATTTATTTTTTCTACTTTTGGAGCATCTCCAGGAACAATATTTGTTCTTAATTGAAGACAGTTTTCAAAGGTTAGATAATTGGCGTGTTGGGCAATAGCTTTTTCGTTGTTGCTATTGTTTTTGTGTAATCCTGTTTTTGTAACGTCTACTAATGATAAAACTTTAATTCTCATAAACCTTCTTCTCTAAGTTAGTTGTACTTATTATAGATGAAAAAAGGGTGCTCAATTTCTTGAACACCCTTAATCCTGAGAATCTAAAAATTTGAATTCTTATTTTAAATTATAGTACGTATGTTTTGGCTGTTACTGTTGCACTGCCTAAAGCTATACCGTCAACTGTTCCTAAAGCAACCACTACATCTTCTAAGTGTGCCGCTAAAGTTTCAGAATTTGTACCATCATAAGTATCTGTACCAAAATCACCTTCAACTGCAATTGACATATTGTTGTTTGTAGTATGAAGTGGACCTGTTAATACTATGTTAGTAATTTGACTTATTGCTTCTAGAACTGCTTTAACTGTTGAGTTTGGGCCTAATTTGCCGTCAACTGCACCATTAAAGTCAATATCCATATGCACTAGGTTTCTTCCTGTGTTGTTAAAATCAACAGCCTCAGCCGCTGGATTAACTCTTGTTACTGTCGCCATTTTTTTTCTCCTTTTTTCTCTTAAATGACTTAATCTACGCTCAGTAGATTAAATGTTAAAATTAATATTAAAATAATAATATTAACTATTAAGACCAAGTGTCGCCACTGATAGTCGTTGCCGCTACCGTAGTCGATACACCAGTTTCAGTGTCGATAAGCGCCTTTAAAGTCGCCGCCGCACCTGTACTTCCATTACCTTCGTAACCACCTTCTAAGCCTACTACTAGGTCATTAGCCGCTGGTATACCAAGTACTACGATATTCGCTTCGCCAGATATAGCTCTTACAGTTTTGTGAAAAACTGAAGATGCACCTTCTGGAGCAGTGTGAATTCCTGTAGCACCTGTAATTTTGTAAAAATCTATATCTTTCGATAAAAATTCTACGCCATTAGGATTAGTAACGTCTTTACTTCCTGATATTACTGCCATTTGTTTTCTCCTTTTTATATATTAATAATACTTCCATTTATTTTAGGGTGCCCAGTAAGAACACCCTAAAAATCTTATTAAAGTTATTAGCGTGAATTACGCCGCTATTAGTGTAGATGCCGCTGTAACTGTTGCGCCTGATATGTCATAGTCGTTAGGACCAATTGTGTCTAACTGTCTAAGACGTCTTTGTAAATCAACTGCGTCAGTTTGCGAACCATCTACTATTACAGTCATTTTACCACTGTTGTCGTTTACAATGCTGTATAGTAACGGTTGTACTTCACCAAGGATAACTTCAATTGCTTCTCTAGCCGCATCATCTTCTGTACGAAGGTCTCCGCCTGCGTCAATCAAAAATGCACCTAGGTTAGCAGTACTTCTTACGCCGCCTTCAGGTAAAAAATTACCGAAGCCACTAGTTCTTGCTATTTTAGCCATTTGTTGTCTCCCTTAAAAATGATAACTCCCTAAAATTCAACGGACAGGTTGACATTAGTTCGTTATCCTTTAATTTAAGAAAAGATTTACAATATATGAATGAATGTGTTTAATCACTTTCGCCATCTTTTGTGTCTTCTTTTCTCGTTAATGGCAGTCTACACTCCGTAGACTGTGTATTGCAATTATTTAGTGCGAATGGGTGGAAAATTGTGTGTTATTATTACTTTCTTGGTGTTTTTAGGACTCTTTGATGTAATCCTTTTAAAATAGCTACAGATCCTGGACCTGCTTTAACAATATCGTCTATCATTTTAATTGCTGGAATATATGCACTAACTATTGTAGCTGGTATAGATTTTCCTGCCAATGCAAATTCTATAAATCTTTTTAATTGAACTATGCTTTTAGTACCAGTAAGATATCTGTACATAGCAAGATCTCTGCCTTGTATACCTATGTCAGGTACACTAATTTTAGGTTCATTGTCTTTAACTAATCCTGTTTCTAAATTTTTATCTGCAACTAATTTTTGTAAATGTTGTATAATATCACTATTTCTTAATTTTGCTCTAGCGGCATGAAGCAATCTAGTAACTGCTTTTTTACGATTTCTTTCAGTTAAACCAGTATAGTTTAATATGTCTCTTCTAATTGTTTTATAATCGCTGTTTCTAATTTTTAAAGCAGATTCTAAATTAGCAAATAATTGAGTCTCAGTACTTGTTAATCCACTTGCTATTTTTGATAGGTATCTGTTTAAAGCCATCGTAGGAAGTGTAGTAGCTTTTCTTTTTGCCATAGCACTTTTAGGATCTTTTAATTTGTCCATTGCTTTTTGATCACCTGTAACAAAATATATAAAATTGTATAGGTCAGTGCCATTCATTCTAAAATTTTTGTAGCTAGAATACGTTGTTGTACTTTTAGCATATGATTTTGCAAAATGTTTATATGTTTTGTATTTGCTTAATAGTTCTAAAATTAGGACAGTAAGATATAATCTTTCACTGCAATCAGTATAAGTTAATATTCTTTGATCAGCAGAATTACGAGTCATTCTCGCTTCATATATTTCACTAATAAATGGAACTCCAATTGTATCTAACATTAATTTATTACCTCATTTAAAGCAATTATCATTTTATCTCTTTTAGGAGATTTAAAACATTGTACAAGTTTTTTGTGTGCTGTAATATGATCTTCGTGTGTAATCCATACTTTATTATCTTTTGCATCTGTTCCACCAATGCTTTCTGGAAGGATCCAATGTTGGACTGTACTTTTACCTTTTCTTTTTCTAGGTAGTGTTTTAATCCAACCTCTATATCTGTCGTACTTTATACACATTTTTAATTCGCTAGTGCAACGTTTGCCGTGGGTCCTGTTTTTGGGCCACCTTTAATAGCGGGAGGTCGAGACTTTCCAGAAGGTTTAGGACTCCAAAAACTAGGTTTAGGTTTCTTTCTCTTCTTTTTGTATTCATCAACTTGTTCTTCTTGGGCACCACCATCATCTACGTTCATATACATTTGTCCAAATAGTGTTACCATATCTGGTGCTCCTAAAAATTTAGCAAGAGTATTTGATCCTTGTACATCTTTAGTAAATTGCAATCTTAATGCTGGTTTAATTTGATTGGATGTCATTAAATTTCTTAACATTTGGGCTTGGACTACTGTAACTCTAAACTGTTTATTATCATCTGTAGTTATAGTGTCTACCGGTTTAGGATTGCCTTGACTGTCTAAAACTTTTCCTAATTGATTGAATAAAGAGTCTTGTTTAAAGTCTTTATCATATGCCGGTTCACGGTCCGCTGGGTCTCTAAATTCATTAAATCTCATATTATTCTCCTATCTTGTATTTATTGCTCTGTTGGCTTGAGTAAACCCTGATCTTCTAACTAGTTTTATACCGCCCAAAACATATCCTTCCCCGCCTGGTTTTCCATTTATAGATGCTTGGACATCTCCAGGTGCAGAATCTAATTGTGCTATAATATTGTCTTTAGCATTCATTATACCAGTAACAGTATTCCAAAGTGCTACAAAGCCATTTATATTTTGTTTTATATATTCTATAATTTTGTTTTTCTTAGGTTCACTAACTGCACTAGTTAATAACCATCTAGAAAAGTCACTACCTAAATTTTGAAGTCCTTGGTCAACCTTTGCGTTAGTATATGCATATAATATTTTAGGTAGATCAGTTAGTTTCATACTAGCTAATTTGTTTTTGTCTAATAAGGCATCTATTAAAGTAGCATTTTGACTTACTACATTTTTTATTTTGTTTAATGCGTTGGTATCTACACCTACTTTCTTGTTTACAGTTGTTGGGGGAATTACAAATAACCCCTTGCCGTGGATATATCTTTCAAGGTCTTTAATTTGTGAAATTTGTCCTTGTTCGCTCATCATATTATGAACTACAACGCCTGCTTTACTTTGTCCTATCTTTTTACCTAGTTCACTATCTACGTCTACACTATATTCAACTACATTGGGTTTGAAAATATATCTGCCATCAGTTTCTAAAGGTGTTGTAAAATATAACATATCACCATTAAAATAACCTTGGAATGTATTTGGTATTGCTTTTGCTACAGTTTTAAAAATAGGAACAATTTTATCTGCGTAGGCTTTATATGATTTTGTTTTTGAAGGATTTTTCTTAGCTCTGTTGCTAATCATTCCTTTTAAGTCAGCAGAGTTTGTTGCTCTGCCATCATATCCTTGTGCATGAAATCCACTTTTGTCTGTAAAAATAAATTCCCCATTAGGATTTCTTCCAAACACTACTGCTGGAGAACCATCCCATTTAATTGTAAGGTTACTAGTATTTTTAGCCAATCCTTCTAATTGTCTTATGGCGTTTAAGGCTCCTCTACTACCATTCCAGAAAACAAGGTCTTCAGCATGGTCAATCCTGCCTCCTGTTTCCATTATGGGTGTCTTGCACTTACCAGATACTTTTTTAAATTCTACTAATTTCATAAGTTAAAATTCATTTTTGTTAACATACCTTTAAACCACATAGGGCTTCCTTCAATAACGTGTTCAGGCATTGTTTTTCCAATTTTTGCAAGACTATCTTTAAAGTCTGCAACTAATTCGTTATAATCAGATGCACCTCTAATCATTTTGTGAATATTTTCTACACTATCAAGATCAGATCCTTTAGCATTTCTGCCTAACAATAAACTTGCTATTTGATTAGGTTTTTTAGATACAGGTTCGTTTGTATCTCTCTTTAATAAACCGTTCTTGTGACTCCATTTATATCCTCGTGCTTTAGAAATACTAGCAATGAATACGTGTCTGTCTGCACCAGTATAGTTGGACCCCGGAGCTGAACCTTTCAGACTCCAGGACATCCAATTTGGGTCACCGAACATTAAGTCAGTTTGTACATATCCATTTTTAACATTACCACTAATAGGTGTTTTAAAATGAACACTTATACCACTTTTCTTAATCCATTTTGACGGGTCTTGCTTATTAGCTTGAGCCCATTGCGTCAATTTTGATACTAATTGGTCTTTTGTAATTTTAGATTGATCCACAGCAACATCTATATCTCCACTTGTAGGAGAAAGTCCTGTAGTTCCTAATTTGTTTGATTGTAAAGATAAACCTGTAACTTTTTCTAGCCAGGCAATTGTTGGTTCTACGTCTGCTTGATTAATTCTTTGTGTGGCAGGTTGTCCAGTGTCAAGTTTGAATATATTTCCACCTTCATTAAGATTCATCTTGCTTACCCTCAATGATCTTCTTAATGCCTACTTTGAATTTTTTAGATTCACCATTCTTAATAGAATTAATAAATCTTCTTTCTAATTCATGGGCCTGATCAGGAGGATAATTTCTATTGATGACTTCTAACAGGTTAACAGCACTTTCTATTATGTTGCTACCTGTAGTCTCAAGAAATGCTTCAGTATCCTTTACTCTATGAATACTATGCAAATCATCTAAAATTGATCTCGTTTTCTTTTTCATTTACCTGTCCGTTTGACCCTATTAGCAGTATTTACCGCTTTAATGGTTATTACACCACCGGATCAAGAGTACTTTAATTGTATTATTGAGGTTATTTTGTTGGAGCTGGGTGATTATTAGGATCTTTTTGACAGCTAGGGTCTGCAGGTGCGAAAACACATCCGATTACTTCGCCTATTAAACCTATATTACCTATGTTTGACTTTGGGGACGTATTTGTAAGGCTAGTAGCTATTGGTGTAACACATCCTTGGAGTAATGTTAAAAACATTACCCCTATGAAAAATAGTAGCCAGGTTTTATTAGAAAAATCCATTATTGGGGTCCTAATTCTTGTTCCAGATCCATATTAAGAATAGGTTTGTTACCAGCTTCAAGCCATTGTTTCCATTCAACGAACGCTTTTTCATTTAAACAATGAATCTCACCTCGAGACTCGGGAAAGGTTTCTGTAAAATATTCTCTTACCATAGGAGCCGCATTATTGCAGTTCTCCATACTATTGTAAGTAGACTCTTGCCAGACTCCTTGGCAATCTACACCTACACAGAATATTATTATCATAAAAATTTTTTCCATTTTATTTCTTTCCTTCGCTCACTAATTTATTTACGGTTAAATTCCGCAAAGTTAAATGGCTATAAAAGTTAAGTGAGTTTATTTCTTGCTAGTCAGTTTGTTGATGAGTTCGAACGCAACCTTGACTTTTTCCTCAAGCACTTTAATTCGATAATGCGATTGTGCTAGTACAATAATCAGCATTATGAAAGCCACAAAGATAGGCCATAGTCTTGATACAATTAATAAAGTGTCTGCGTCCATTAAAGCTATTTATATCTAGAAATACAAGGATTATTTAGGTATGGTATATACCTTTATAGGTTCGGATTTGCCCTTTACAGTAATACTATCAATGTATTCAAAGGGGAAGACATCCTCTATTCCACATCTTGTATTCTCTGAAACTATCAATGTTTTACCTAATGTTTTGCTAGAGCTTTCTAAACGTGATGCAAGATTAACAGCATCACCTATAACAGAATAGTCAAATCGTTGATTAGAACCCATATTACCTACTAGACAAGGACCAGTATTGATTCCTATGCCTATATTGATTTCAGGCAACCCTTCTGCAGTTAATTCCTCATTTAACCTAACCAATTCTGTTTGCATCTGTTCTGCTGACATTATTGCTAACATTTGATGATCTTTATTTTCTAGTGGGGCATTCCAAAATGCCATAATACAATCGCCCATAAACTTATCTATTGTTCCACCATTAGCAATAATAACATTGGTCATCCTTGTTAAAAATCTATTAATTAATTTTGTAAGTCCTTCAGGGTTTGTTTTATACTTTTCAGATATAGGAGTAAAGCCACGTATATCAGAAAACATAAATGTCATTACTCTTGCTTCTCCTCCAAGTTTTAATAGTGAAGGATCTTTTTGTAGTTTCTTAACCATATCAGGTGCAAGGTAATGTTCAAACTGTCTTTTGATTTGTAATTTTAATCTGTTCTCACGTGCAAAGTTATTATATATTAAGTGTCCCCAAACTATGGTAACAATTACAACAGGTGTTAACCATTCTGTAAGATATAGATTTGTTGTCCATAGAACAGCACTTGTTCCAATAACAATACTTAGATAAACTATAATAGGTACAAAACTCCATAGGACGCCGAGTCTCGGAATTATTAATAAAAATAAAATGCCTCCTAATATAACAAATGCCCATTCCATTTTTTCTAGCCAAGCAGGTCTACTAATATATTTTCCTGACAACAATGTTTCAGTACTAATAGCCATTATCTCGTGTGTGTTTTTTAAACCATTAGGAGTAGTAACAAATGTTGAACCTTTAAACGTAGTACCAATAAAAACTATTTTGCCTTTCATTGCCGACCAGTCTTTATCAGTAAAATCTATTCGTGGAATATGATGACGGAAGTCGATCCAAATATCATTTTTTGCTTTAGAAGGAAAACTGATTACTTTTAATACTACTTCTGGTATAGAATTTTCAAGAGGTAGTTTTCTTATAGTGCCATCTATATCAACAGGCACACTTACATTACCTACTGCAAGAGCTTTTCGTTCAATACTGAGTATGTTTTTAACGTCATTAGTTTCTGTAAGGATGACTGGATACCTTGAAATCATTTTAAGAAACATTTCATCGCCCCCTAGTCTATCTTTATGTGCAAATACGACTTGAAGTACTACTAACGCCGCGCCATTACGATAGGCATTAACTATTACTCGTCCTATGTTATCTCTTTTCCAAGGCCACTGTCCACTTTTTGTTAAAGCGTCATCAGATATATCTAATAAAATTAAGCTCTTTGAATCAAGATGTTGCCCAAATTTTTGATAAGAATCAAACGTGGTCAGTTTTGCTGACTGTATTGGTGTCGGGTCTGCCCATTTAATGAGTAAAAGTATCAACAAAGTGATACAAACCGTCCATTTGCTTGTCAAAATTTTTGTCATAATAGTATAATATTTAAGCCACAATTAACAGCCAGTTTATCTGATTGGTTGTGCATAAATATTACTATTAATAGAATTTGACCAATTTGAGGAGTACAATGAAGGTTTTAGCAATTATATTACTATTTTGCTTTTTGGCGACTGGTATAAACGCCAGTGAAATAGGTTTTAAGTTTCATAGCCCATCTTTTAGTGGAGAGGGTAAAAGTTCACACTATTTGACTATTGAAAACATAGAAAAAACAAGAAAAGATGCTATAAAAGCCGCTAACAAAGCCGCGGCTGAAAAGGCAGAACAAGATGCGAAGAATACTGCTGTTGCAAAATTCAAAGCAAATTTAGAATCAAGATTTTATACGGCTTTAGCAAAACAAATTACAACAAACGTATTTGGTGCTGATGGATTACAACAAGATTCAGGTACATTTACATCACCAGTTGGTGGAGAAGTTGTAACTTGGACTACACCTGCAAGTACTGGTAATGTGGTTATTACCGTGACTGAAACAGACGGTACAGTAACAACATTTACAATGCCGAAGGAAGATTAATAATAATGTTTAAAAAATTAGCAATTATATTTTTAGCAACTTTATTTCTGGCTAGTTGTGCGGGTAAACCAGACTTTGATTTTAGAACTCAAAAGCCTGTGGCAAAAACATTTTTAGAGGTTCCTGTATTAGATGGTGATCCAGTTATAATTGCTGTATATGATTTCTTAGATATGACAGGGCAAAAAAAGCCAGGTGGCAATTTTGCATCAATGAGTACTGCGGTTACTCAAGGTTCATATCAACTTTTAATTAAAGCATTACAAGATGTTGGAGAAGGCAAATGGTTTAGAGTTGTTGAAAGAGCAAGTCTACCAAGCCTATTACAAGAAAGAAAACTTATTAGATCAACAAGACAAATGGCAGATGGAGATAATGCAGAACCATTACCAGCATTATTATTTGCTGGTGCTTATATTACAGGTGGTATAGTAGGTTATGATTCAGATACTAAATCAGGTGGTATAGGTGCAAGAATTTTAGGCGTACAAGCAAATTCACAATACAGACAAGATGTAGTTACTGTTATTTTAAGATTAGTAAATGTGCAAACAGGTGAAGTTGTTATATCAACGACAATTGAAAAAACAATATTCTCAACAGGAAAAGGTGCAGACATATTCAAATACTTTGATGCTGATACAATGTTATTAGAAACAGAAGCAGGAGTGGCAAGAAACGAACCAGTAACTTTTGCTGTAAGAAAAGCAATTGAAGCCGGCGTTGCAGAAATTATTAATGTAGGTGCTAAAAAAGAATTATGGAAAATTGTACTGCCACCTGAGCCAGTAGTTATTGAAGAATCAGATGCAGAGGTTGTTACTAAAGAAGAAGTAAAAGTAAATTTAGAAGTAGAACAAACAATAGTAAAAATTAAAACAAGAGAAGAATACCTAGCAGAGAAGAAAGCTAAAAAACTTGCATTATTAGAAGAGAAGAAAGCAAAGAAAGAAAAAAAATTAGCAGATGCAAAAGCTAAAAAAGAATTATTGTTAGCAGAAAAAGAAGCTAAGAAAGCCGCATTGTTGGCTGAAAAACATTTAAAGAAAGTTCAAAAGAATGAATTAGCTTGGTATAATAAAGCTAACGGTACAGATTTTAAAACGTATTCAGAATATCAAGGACACTTAAAAATGTTATTAGCATTTGATTTAAAAGCGTCTCAGGAAGAAACACGAAGAGCGAAGATTCATGCAATGTTAAATGAAACGAAAGCCGCATTGGAGGTCAAAGATGAGAGTATTATTATTGACACTAATACTGTTACTAGCAACGACGATTAATTGCTTTGCAAGTAATAAAGTTTATATCCAACAAGATAATCAAACAGGTCAGAGCATCTATATAAAACAAGATGGGGCAAACAATACGTTTGGACTCAATACATCTAATCCTTTTAAAATTGACGGAAATAATATTACTGTTATTATTAAACAAATAGGGAATTCAAACGTAACTGATAATTCGTATCATTTATCTTTTAAAGGTACTAATATGACTCTTGATTATACAGCAATTGGTAATTCTAATAAATTAAGATTTGATATAGATGATACAGATGCTACTGGTTTTTATTTAGATCATGATATTACAGGTAATTCAAACATAGTAGATTATGATACTTGGACTGATGATTCAGCAAATTTCAACGTTGACTTAGATATCTATGGAGATTCAAATACTTTTTGGGTTCGTAATAAAGGTGACAACCATTTCTTATATGTTCGTATGGCGGGAGATTCAAATGATGTACAGTGGTACAGTACAGCAGATTCAGAAGGATTTAATACAAATGCCAATAAGGCAATTGGTCCACAAACAGCTTCGCATAGTCAGTTTGCAGATTCATCAGGTAGTGAAGGTGCATCAATTGACGTTTATATAGTTGGTGATTCAAATAGATTACACACTTCATCATATGGCACGGGCAATTATCAACTTCATGATATTATAGGTAGTTCAAATATTTTAGATATTCATTCTAGTTACACAGGTTCTGATACTGATCCATATGGAGATACTATGTTGATACTAGGTGACGGCAATTATTTGAGAACGTACATATCAGGAGATGATAATACATTAGGACTACATATGGCAGGCGGAAATAATACTGCTAGAATTTATATCTATACAGATGATTCAAATATAAATTTTGCTCAAACAGGTGGAAGTAATACAGCTCACGTTACTGTATCAGGTGATTCAATTTACGATTATACATTAAACTTTACACAAGACGGTTCAGATACTTGTACATATTCGTACAATAGAAACGAACAATCCGGCAATCTTACTCAAAACGTAGCCAACGGGTGTTAATCATGAAGAAGTTCTTCTTTGTGGTATCCTTCTTAATACTATTTGTAACTAATGCCTTCGCTATAAGTGTAGGTGAAGTTAAAGACAAAATGGGTTCTACGTTCAATGAACGTGGAGGAAAAACTTATAAAGTTGTAGCAGGCTATCTATTAGAAATGAATGACTTTCTCCAAACAGGAGAAGATGGTGCTATGAACATTATATTCGTGGATAATACAAAAATTACTCTTGCACCCAATACAGAATTTTTAATAGATGAATTTTCTTTTGACACAACAGTTGTACCAATAGAAATTGCAATGAACGTATCAATTAATGTAGGAACTTTTACTTACGAATCTGGAGAAATTTCTAAATTAGCAGGTGATGTTGAAATTATAACACCAACAGCTTCAATTACAGTACAAGGTACAGCATTTTCAGGAACAGTTGCTACAAGTGGTGTTACTACAATTACATTACTTCCTGATTCTACAGGAGCAGTAGGACAAGTTACAGTTTCTAACCCTGCAGGTTCTCAAACAATAACTCAAGTATACACATCAGTAACAGTTGTTGGTGATAACTTGGCACCTAAAGCACCATCTCCATTAGATAATTTTGAGAAAAGGAATTTATTTGATTTAGATAGTGTTGAAGATGATATTAAAGATAAAGGTGATCTTCAATTTGATAGAAAAGAAAATAACGAATTTTTAGAAAACGAAAAAGAAGAATTTGAATCTAATGAGTTGCTAGAGCAAGAAACTTTAGAAGTAGAAATGGATGCCAAAGAAGCTAATGATATAGAAGAACAAATTGTATCAGAAGAATTAACAATGGAATCAGATACATTAACATCAGACGCTACGGTACAAGTTGATGAGTTTACAGAACAATCAAGTGAAATAGATACAAGTTCTACTCAAGATATAGTAATAGATGAAGTAGTAGAATCAGACATAGATACATCTTATTATGATGAATGGGAAGACGATTTAAAAGATTGGGGTTATATAGATGATGACAATCAAATATCAGTATGGGACGCTGAAGGTGAACAAACTATGGATTGGGATGATGCTAAACAGATGTATGCAGAAATGGACCAAGCATACTTTGACGCAATAGGTTGTTCAGATTGTACGTGGGACACAATTAATTGGGATTCTATAAATTGGGATGAAGTTAATTGGGACGCTTACATGGAAGATTATAACGACCTATTAGAAGATTATGGTTTAACGGCTTATGATGCCGCGGTAGAAGATAAATCTGAAGAAGTTGAAGACGACGCAACATCTACTGTGGAAGGTTATACTTGGGAAGACTTTGATTTATCAAATGACTATTATAATAATTCAGATTACATAGCAAACGGGGGTCCACCTACTTTAACAATAGAAAATTATTGTAATTACAATGGCTATGGTAGTGATTGGTGTAATCAAGAATATTTAGATTACTTAAATGACTGGTATACAGATGACTGGAAGTTGTTTAAAAATTATACTTCATGGACAACAGAGTCTAAATCACTTTTCAACAAATGGTATGGTTGGTGTTGGGTAAGCAGTTATAAATGGGAAATGTGTGATGGTCAACCTGCTCCTTGGGATATGCCAAGTTTAAAAGACAAGTATATTGCTGATTGGACTTGGGACGATTGGGATACCTATTATGATTGGCTTTATGCTTGGTGGTACTATGGTGAGTATGAAGAAGATGATGGTTCAGTATCATTAGAAGAAGAGTATGGTTATGAAGATGACTATGATCAAGATTTAGAATTAGAATTATGGTTAGCGGATATTGACAATGAAGACGATTGTGTTAATTGGGGTTACTATTGGGATAGTGCAAATTCAGCCTGCGGTACAGAATGGGTTGACAATAGTGAAGGAACAACTGTAACAACAAGTGGTGAAGTTATTAACTATGAAACAGGAGAGATTACTCAAACTGTAACAAATTCATCAGGAAGTACAACACAAACAGGAAGATATACAACAGGTAATAATACAAATGATGCTACTGCAAGTACGAGTGGAGATTATTCTATTGTAAACAGAGAGCATGGGGATCATACTGCATATATAAAATCTGAAACATCCGAATCTGCAGATATTCAAATAGTTCAAGAAGCAGAAACTCAAAATATAACAATTGGTGCAGATTCTACTAAACCAGAAGTAACTATTATTCAAACAGATTAA